GGCAATAGATTGTTAAAACTTAACAATCTTAAGGGTAAAATTACTCAAAAAGTATCTACTATTACCAAAGAACATAAGTTTTTCACAGATAATACGGTATGTCCTACATGTACTCAAGATATAGAAGAATCATTTAGATTAAATAGAATTGCTGACGTTCAAAATAAGTCAAAGGATCTCAGAGAAGGCTTGAAAGAGCTGGAGGAGACTATAAAGTTGGAAGAGGATCGAGAACGTCAGTTCACACAATTATCTAAGGAGATTACTTCACTCACACATGGCATTTCTAAAAACAATACAAAGATTTCTGGATTTCAAAGGCAGATCGGAGATATTGAATCAGAGATTCAGAGACTTACCAGTCAACTTGCGGATAGAAATACTGAACATGAGAAGTTAAGTGATCTAAGGGAACAGTATAATACCACGTTTGAAAAATTAGTTACAACAAAAGAAGATGTTGGTTATAAAGATTTTGTTTATAACCTACTGAAGGATGGTGGTGTTAAGACTAAAATAATTAAAAAATATCTTCCATTAATTAATCAGCAGGTTAATCGTTATCTGCAGATGATGGATTTTTATATCAATTTTAAATTGGATGAGGAGTTTAATGAAACTATAGAATCTCCTATCCATGAGGATTTTTCTTATGCTTCATTTTCTGAAGGTGAGAAGATGAGAATTGATTTAGCTCTTTTATTCACATGGAGAGAGGTTGCTGCATATAAAAATTCTACTAATACAAATCTATTAATTATGGATGAGGTATTTGATAGTTCATTGGATGGATATGGAACGGATGAGTTTCTTAAGATAATTCGTTTCGTAATCAAAAATGCAAATATATTTGTTATATCTCATAAAGAGGCACTCAATGATAAATTTGAGAGTGTTATACAATTTGAAAAGGTAAAAGGATTTAGTAGGATGGTGTCATGAAGGTATTAGTCACTGGCCATAATGGTTTTATTGGGAGTCATGTTTATTCCCATCTTAAAGAACTTGGTTTTAATGTTCGTGGTATTGATTTCCCAGTTGATATAGGTAATTTCTCAGAGTATTGTGATTTGTATAGTCCAAAGTTTGATGTGGTTATTCATCTTGCTGCATTTGCTGCACTTAGAGATAGTCTTAAAAATCCAGATAAGTTTTGGGAAAACAATGTAGTTAAGTCTCAACCTATCTTTGATTATTGTAGAGAAAATAATATAAGACTTTTATATGCCAGTTCTGCTGGAGTATATGGTTGGTGGATGAATCCTTATGCGATTACTAAAAAGGTAAATGAAATACAAGCCCCACCCAATAGTGTGGGTATGAGGTTTTTTAATGTATGGGCAGAGGAAGATAGTAGGTCTGATATGTTGTATCGTATGTTGCAGGAAAACACTGCCACGTACCTTACAAGACACCTTAGAGACTGGATACATGTAAATGATGTGGTAAGTGCCATTTGTTGTTTAATTCCTAGTACTGTCACTGGATCTATTGATATTGGTACTGGAGAGACTACATCTGTACTAGATCTCGCTAAGGCTATGGGAATGGATCATTTGCCTATTAAGGAGGATACTCCAGGGGAGCCAGACAGTTTGTGTGCTGACACAAGGAAGTTGTATGAATTGGGATGGTGTCCTACAATAAATATTCTGGATACAGTACAGACCAATGCAAGTTCCAAATTGGCGTCACCATAGTAAGAAGGATCTTAAACGAACCTTAAAACCACAGGCACTACGAAGTGCTAGAGAAAGACGTAGACAGTTGATAAAGTGTCTAAAGACCTCCCACAAAGGGAGGTTTTCTAGTATTATAGCCATATAGAGATAACCCACTATGACCGTTAAACTAGAGATCAAAGATCAATTAGCTAAACTTCTTGCTACAGAAGATCTAATGGTAGAACATAAAAGTGTATCTACTGCATCATTTGATGTTGATCGTAGAGTACTAGTTCTTCCGACGTGGGATAAGGCTTCCAATAATGTTTATGATCTATTGGTTGGTCATGAAGTTGGTCATGCTCTTTATACACCAAATGAGGATCTATCAAGGTTTAAGGTTCCACCAACATATATCAATGTTACTGAAGATGCACGTATAGAAAAATTAATTAAACGTAAATTTCCTGGTTTATCTAAGTCATTCTATAGAGGATATTGGGAACTTAATGAACAAGATTTCTTTGGTATTAATGATGAAGATAGAGAGAGACTTGCTTTAATTGATCGTATTAATTTATATTTTAAAGGTAATCTTGAGATTCAATTTGAAGAGGATGAAAAGGAGTTTGTTGATAAGACATCTAAACTTGAAACATTTGAAGAAGCATGTGATTTAGCTAGAGAGATATATGTTTTTACTAGAGAGAAACAGAAGGAAGAAAAGAAGAATACTAACAATAAATCAGAACGTCCTAATCTAGGTGATGATGAGACTCAGTATATAGATGAAGAAATGGAACCAGATTCAGGTGATATGGAATCATCATCTGATGATAACAATGATAATGAAGAAGAATTTCAAACGAGTGGAGGTGGAGCTTCCGATCATTTTGAACCAGAGAATTTAGAAGAAGGTATTACTGATACTAATCTTAAAGATAGATTAGAGGATTTGGCTAGTGAGAGTAATACTGAGACAAAATATCTACAAGTTCCATCAGTGAATGTAGATACTGTTGTTGTACCTACTACAGATATTTGGGAATACTTTGATAGAAAGAATGAAGAAAGACGACAATCTTATTTGGAGAGAGGACTTGATTTTCCTGAAGAAATTTTAAATCCACTTTCTCGTTCAAAGGATGATTATAATGCATTTAGGAATTCAGCTAAAAGAGAAGTTAATTACTTAGTTAAAGAGTTTGAGATGAAGAAATCTGCAGATGCATATGCTCGTACTACTACTGCTAGGACTGGTGTTTTGGATACAAAGAATCTTCATACTTATAAATTTAATGAAGATATTTTCAAGAAGATGTCTGTAATTCCTGAAGGTAAAAATCATGGATTGATTTTTATACTTGATTGGTCTGGATCAATGTATAATGTCTTACAAGATACAGTAAAACAGTTATTGAATTTGGTTTGGTTCTGTAGAAAAGTTAATATACCTTTTGAAGTTTATGCGTTTACTAATGAATGGTATCGTAATGCTGATGATTGTCGTATTCCACAAGTACCTTATGGAGAATCTTTACATCAGGAAAGTGTAGAGTATGATTTATTTGTTGGTAGTGAGTTTAATTTACTTAATGTATTATCCAGTAAGTCACGTACAAATGATTTTGAAGATCATTGTAGAAAATTATTTCATCTTTCAACGACCCCTATGGAATATCCTAGATTAACTTTATCTGGTACTCCATTAAATGAAGCTATAATATCTTTACATGCACTTATACCACAATTCAAAAAAGTATATGGTGTTGAAAAATTAAACACTATTATTCTTACAGATGGTGAAGCTCAATCTTGTCCCTTTACTGTTAAGTATGAGAGATATAATGGAGATATGAGATTTGGTACTAATAGTGTCAATGCAAGATGTGTATTGAGAGATCGTAAACTTGGTAGAACATATGGTATTGTTGATCATTGGATTGGATTTACCAAAACATTATTGACTAATTTAGCTGAAAAGTTTTCTGAAGTTAATTTTATAGGAATAAGATTAATGTCAAATAGTCAATCACGTAGATTCATAAGTCATCATTCTAATTATGATTACGACAAGGTTGATCGGTTAACAACGATGTGGAAGAAACATAAGTCTATTGTGTTACAAGATGCTGGATATAAAAAGTATTTTGGACTATCATCTAGTAGTCTGTCTACAGAGAGTGAATTCGATGTGTCAGAGGATGCAACTAAAACTCAGATAAAAAGGGCTTTCGTTAAATCCTGTGGGGCAAAGAAGCTAAATAAGAAAATACTATCTGAATTTATCGATTTGATTGTATAACATGGAAACTAACGAAGACCCTAGAGTCTGGCTCAATAAGGAACCAGTCTCTCATATGGATCCAAAGTGGGCAAAGAAAAAGGATCCAATATTACAACATAAGATGGACACTCAAGGTATGAGTGGACCTACTGATCCAAGTGTTAAGGTTACAGGTAAACAAGAGTACAAACCTGCTATTAAACAACCGAGGAGATTGTTTACTCATGAGTATGCTAAGGAGATGAAAATTCTTATTAATGAAGTACTAGATGAGAGAGAAGGTAAGTTTACTTATACATCTTATTTTGATACTAGAAAATTTGTACATCCTGTAACGGAGGAGGAACCAGAGTACAAACCTAGATACAAACCTGCATACTACCAGTGAGTAAACACAATTACGAAAATCCCTCAGAGAAACAAGATCTTGCTCATGTAGAGTCAGGTCAACATGATTCTGAAGAAAGGGATGAACATGGGTTTACTAAGAGAAAACCTATTAGTGATAGGGAATGTATCTACAGGTGTCTTGATAATAATAGAGCACTTGCTGGTCTTGATAGAAACCAAGTTGCAAGATTATGTAAAGAGTTTTCTGTTGAGAAAACAGATGAACAAATTAAAAACGAGTATCCCCCATTATGAAACGTTGGCTTGATCTATCCAAGGATAAACCTTGGGAGAAAGAAGAAGGACTTCAATTTGGTATTCCAAATAAGAAGAAGATCACTACTGATGACTACATGCAAGCTGGATGGGATGAATGCCCATCAGGCTGTCATCCATATAAAAAAGGTTCACGTCACAACAAGGTTGGTATGTGGATTATGTGGACGTATTATGTTTTAATAGTAGGTATGGTTATTAGACTTATCTTGGTGTTAAATTCATGAAACTCACACAAAAGATTATTGATGACCTTGAAAAGGCACTAGATATGAGAAAGAAAAATGGTGATCCCATCTGGGAAGATGGTGATGACATTCAAGTTTGTATTGCTGGAACATGGGCCGCAGACAAATTTATTACTCTACTCAATCGATCTAAAGAAAAATGAGACTAGGAGTTCTATGTTCTGGTAACGGAACTAATTTCGAAAATATTGTACGTACATGTACGAGAGATGAAGTTGTGTTGATGATACACAATAAACCGAAATGTGGGGCTGTGAAACGAGCTGAGAAACTAGGTATTCCTCATTGTCATATTAAGAGTAAAAATGAGGAGGAGATTATAAGTTTACTTCAGGCTTGGCGTGTAGAACTTGTTGTCCTCGCAGGGTGGATGAGGATAGTATCACCTAAGTTGATTGGTGCATTTCCTGATAAAATCATTAATGTTCATCCTTCATTACTTCCAAAGTATAAAGGATTGAATGTAGTTGAAAAGGCAATGGATGCTGGAGATAAAGTTACTGGATGTACAGTTCATTTCGTAAATGAAGAATTGGATGGTGGCCCAGTAATCATACAAAAAGAAGTTCCCATTGAACCTGATGATACTTTGGAGTCATTAACACAACGTATCCAAAGACAAGAGTATTGCATTTTACCAATAGCAATCGATTTATTACGATAGGAGTCTAAATGTTAAGTACTAAGTACAGATTGGAATTAACTGATATTTGTTGTAGAATGATTACAACAGATGGAGTATCAGTCACATTGGCCGAAAGAATTTGGATGAATAAATTGTGTGAACATAATTTATCTGCTAAGTCACTTGCGGAATCTTTATTGTGTCCTTATAAGGTAGAAGATAGTGACTATACTTGAACGACATTCTTATAAAAAGATACATGATAACTGGGAGATAACAAAAACTGTAAAGTTATACTATGAACGTGTACCTTATAGTTTGAGTTCTCTTTCAGTTTGTTCTAAAAAATTGGAAGATTGTCTTACTCCAGATTTAGTAACTAAAAAGTATAGAGAAGAGAATCAAAATAATCCGATGTATGGTCATTGTTATCATACAACTCAGGCCATGTTTTATCTTTTAGATACTGATACTCTGGATATAATGAGTGGTATTGATTGGCGAGGAGATAAACATTGGTGGTTGAGGGATAGGATAACTGGGTATGAAGTTGATATGACAGTTGATCAGTATTATTCTATTGATAAACAACCTCCATATGATGCTGGTAAAATTTCTAAGTGGTATGGGTGGAAACATAGACCACATATGAGAACATTGAAACTTATAATGAGAATGCAGCCAGATATAGCCACTTTACAAACTGACTACTTTGAGAAGTAATGGGTCATTTTTCTATTATAATGTATACATAGATAAGAATCCTGAATCAATGACCCCTTCCGACTTAGTTAATGCATTACGTGACACTTATGGTGATACAGTTACCACTGGTGATATTCGTGGATATTGTGCCGCTCAAGGTATTTCAATGGGTTCTGCAAGAAGGAAGTTGGAACAGTTTAAGATCTCTAGAGGTAAGTGGGACTTGACTGTTACTCAGGCTAGAGAACAGTTGGAAAAAACTATTGTTGCTCCTACGGTAGTTCCTCCAGTGGAACAAAATCTTGTTCCTGAGAAGGATAGTACTTTCGTTAAGTTTGGCCCTTTTACAGATCTTAAAAAGATTATTTCTTCTAAGTTGTTCTATCCTACTTTTATTACTGGACTCTCTGGGAATGGTAAAACTTTTGGAGTAGAACAAGCTTGTGCTCAATTGGGTAGAGAACTTATTCGTGTAAACATTACAATAGAAACAGATGAAGATGATCTTATTGGTGGTTTCCGCCTTGTTGATGGCGCCACAGTCTGGCATGACGGACCCGTTATTCAAGCTCTCAACAGAGGAGCTATCTTGCTCCTTGACGAAGTTGACCTCGCCTCGAACAAAATCTTATGCCTCCAGTCCATCCTTGAGGGTAACGGAGTTTTCCTTAAGAAAATCGGAAAATTCGTCAAACCTGCCAGAGGGTTCAACGTCATCGCAACTGCAAACACTAAAGGTAAAGGTTCAGACGACGGACGATTTATTGGAACTAACGTGCTCAATGAAGCCTTCCTTGAAAGATTCCCAGTAACTTTTGAACAAGAATATCCAACACCTAAAACAGAAGAAAAAATACTTATTGGTATTTCTGCAACTGTTGGATGTCATGACGAACAGTTCTGTAAGAGATTGGTAGATTGGGCTGATATTATTCGCAAGACATTTTATGATGGTGGTATTGAAGAGATCATTTCAACACGTAGATTAACTCATATCATTCGTGCTTATAGTATTTTTGGTGACAAACTTAAGGCTATTAAATTATGTTTGAATAGATTTGATGATGAAACCAAACAGTCATTTTTAGAGTTATATGATAAAGTAGATGTAGATGTTGACATCACTGAGGAGGAAGATTCATCTAAAGATTATGTAGTGAGAGGTCATTAATGGATTATAAAGAACTTGTTGACATTACTGAGGAGGATGTGTTATGATCAATGCATGGAGTCTAGCGTATGAGGTACTTAAC